CTGTTTGTATTTGATTAATGCAGTTATATACTTTCATTTATTTTTGCCTTTTTGCTTTGTTTTCTTTTAATTTAAAAAATATATAATATACTCCTAACCAAAAAATCATTTTAAAAATAAATAGTTCTATCATTGTATGCCTCTCTTATGTTAAAAATTTATTGTAACATAAGAGAAGACAAAGGGAAACATCTAATTATCATCAGGCGAAAAATCTACAGAATCGTCAGGCAGTCCCAGGGTTTTTTCTAGCGCACGTTCTGCGGTTTGTTCTGCGACACCGTCATTTTTCTTAAAAATATAAGGTGCTGAAACACCCCCCATTATTAATAAACATACAATAATGATTTTAATCATGTGAGAAATCTCCGATATTTAAATTACACCTATTATTGTAAACTATAAATGCTATGTGCTGCGCACCATATGCAAGGGTCAAGGATGAAAACGCACATAGCACCATTTAAGTTACCCACTATACTTATAGTGGGGGTGATTCATATGAGAAAAAGGGCATACACTGTGCTGCTAGGCACAGTAACGGCAGTAGGTCTAGGGCTTTGCGTCGGGGGTGTATTTTTTGTGCCATTACTGCCTATAGGTTGCACAATTCTAGGTGTGGCAGGTCCCTTAGCTCTTGTTGACGCTAAAACATCAAGTTGTCGAAAAACTTTACTTTCTAAATGTGGAGATAATAACACTGAAGAAAACAGTAATTCCGAAGAAAAAAAAGATTCTGTACATCGAAATTTTACTATTTAACTTGTATCCTGTTGTCGTATTTAGTATAATAATCAAAAGCAAGATTCATATTACAAACAAAACGCAACAACAGGAATGCAACAATGGTATCATATCTAGACGAAAGAATAAATGAATATAAGCGCATAGCTGAAGAATTAAAGGTTAAAATTGCTGAACTTGAAAAGCTTTTAGAAAAGCTTCAGGGGGCAAATAATGCTAAATGATTACGATTATGTTTATGGCGGTTATGCATACGAATTAGAATTACAACAAAGGCTAATACATGAATTGCAGCAGGTCAAAAGGTATGAGACAATAGCACCCATGAAAAAGAAAGAAAAAAAAGTAGCTTTTAACTTTGGCCGTAAAGACTCAATAATTTTAAAAAGAATGGCCGAAGATGATTACACATGTATTAGCCATTATGTCAGGCGCGTATTGTTTAAATTTATTCATTCAAAAGCAGTGCTAGATAACACAGTTTACCCGTCAGATTTAGATTATCAAAAAGTAGCCCTTAGATTGTCTATGCAAGAATATGAGGCGATTGAAAAGCAGTTGCGCAAATACAAAATGAATTTAAGCGACTATTTACGCAGAGTGATGCTAATGCACTTAAAGGATGCTAGAATAAAGTAAGTTAACAAATAGTGGAAATCTTTATATGGAAAAGATGGATTTTAACAAGCTTGCAGATGAAATTGTAAGAGGAGCGTATGCAAAATTTGATGGAAATTATCATCCAAAATTATTATTAGAAATATTTGCAGATGGGGGTGACTCTTGGGACTTCTGTGCTGCCGCAAAAGTAGGACAATCCACATTTCAGAAATGGACTAAAATTCATGAGAAATTTGGCAAATGCTATGAAGTTGCTAAGGCTCTAGCATACGCAGCCGTTGCTAATAATCCCAAATGGGATGATCCGCAAATGTTTCCCAGATATCGTTTAATGATGAAAAACAGATTTAATTATACTGAGCAGCGTAAAATCAAATTAGATGAACTGGACGAAAACGCAACAATTCAAGACCAATACAAAACACTAATTCGCTATATGAAAAGCGGTGAATTAACCACGCATGAAATGAATCAATTATCTAATATGTTGCTTGCAGCTATTAAGATAGATGAGTACACTGACTTAGTTAAACGATTAGAGGAAGCTGAAAAAGCAATTCAAAGTAAATTGTAATGTCGGTTAAAGCAAGGATTTTGCGACTTCTCAAACAAACGGATAAGCTAATTAATGCAGTCACATATAAATTGATTGCAAAGTCTGAAGTAAGGGCAGAAATGGAGCAAGACAAGAAAGTTTTGTATATATATTTTGATATATGAGGTAAAAAATGGGATTTTTTAAAAGTATATTTAAAGCGGCTGCCCCAATTATCGGTGCAGTTATTGGTGGCCCGCTTGGGTTTGCAGGCGGCAGCGCGTTAGCTGGTCTTGCGCAACAGCAATCTGACAAAAGAAAACGCAAGATTGCTGAACAAGCAGCCGAGGCGCAAAGAGCATCAGAGCGCAGCAAGGTAAAAATGGCCGAAGATAAGCTTAAGCGTGAGCGTGACAGAGCATTAAACAGGATTAACAAAGGCAGATTACGTGCAGCGCGTGGGCGGATTAGAGGGGGTTTATTTGGCAACCCTGAAGAATCAACAGGCCTAGGAGGCTAATTTGAGCTTAAGAAATTATAAAAAGCGGTATGACAAAGCCCGCAGCAATGCATATCAATGGTGGAATTTGCATGAAGCTTGTTATCATTACTGTATCCCAAATCGCAATATGTTCTATTATCCGAGCCGCACTCAGGGGTCACAAAAGAATGTAAAGGTTTATGACACCACGGGGGTGGCAGCTGCCAATAATTTTGTATCTAAGCTACATTCATCGTTAACACCCCCAGCTCAGGTCTGGGCGATGTTTGAGGCATCGGATGAAGTTCCAGAAGATGAGCAACATGACGTTAATCTAGAGCTTAAGAATTACACTGAGCGCATGTTCTCATTTATCCGTCGCTCTAATTTTGATTTAGTTATCCAAGAATGTTATTACGATTTAGCAGTTGGTACGGCAGTATTAGTAATCAATGACTCTGGCGATGATGAAAGCCCGCTCACATTTAGCTCAATCCCACTTGACCAGGTATCAGTTGAGGAATCAATCAATCATTTGCTTGAAACCGTGTTTAGAACATGGGGTGAAGTTAGAATTGATGATATCCAGATGATGTGGCCTAAGGCTAAGCTATCGCAAACCATGCAGATAGAATTACGTGATAATCCTAATGCTATGGTCACAGATTTGATTGAAGGTTGTATTTATAATCATTCAGACAAGAAAACACCTTACACTTACGTTCTTTGGCATAAGGAAGATGTCTTATTTGAAGAGAAGCTAGAAAGCTCACCTTTCGTGTTATTTAGATGGTCAAAGATTAATAATGAAGCTTTTGGGCGTGGCGTTATTATGCAAGCATTGCCAAGTTTAATTAGCTTGCAGACCGCAGCTTATTTTGAGTTTGCCGCAGCTAATCTAAATATAGCTAAGCCCCTAATGGCCTATAGCGATGGTATATTTAACCCGTATACGTTTGAAATGAAACCTAACACTGTAATTCCGGTTAGCCCTAACTCCGCGGGGCAATGGCCAATCCAGCCGTTCCCTGACACGATTAGCCCGCAATTATTTCAGTTAACCGCATCTGATTTAAGGCAGCAAATTAATACGCTGATGTTTGCAAACCCATTGGGGCCTATTACTCAAGCACCTGATAGAACAGCAACTGAACTTGCACTTAGACAGCGCAACTTTGCTGAAGAAATAGGGCCGCCTTTTACTCGCTTGCAGCAGGAATTTATGCCGCGGATGTTAAAGCGTATTAGTTATATTTTAAATAAGCGCGGCGTGCTTAAAAAGCCAAAGCTTAAAAATAATGAAATTAGGATTCAATATAAATCCCCATTGGTCATCAATCAGAATCAAGCCGATGTACAATCTAGCTTGCAGTATTTTCAATTGTTACAGGGGGTGCTAGGACCTGAACAAACGCTTATCTTTATGAATACAATCAAATACCCTGAATGGCTGGCTGAAAAGATGGGAGTTGACCCAAATATCATTAACTCATCAACTCAGGTTGCAGCGCAATTGCAAGAAGTTAAAAACAAAATGGATGCTGAAAAAATGCAACAACAACAAGGCATGATGAATGAGCAACAATAATCCGTATATTGTCACCCCCAACCCATTTGATGAATACAACAGATATTTAAAAGAGCATTTAAAATATGACTCTAAGTCACAGAACTTAGCTAAGCTTTGCTACGAAGTATTTGAGATAAACGAACACGGTAAAAAATTAATGGAAAAATGGATTGATAATTTCTTGTTTAATTCTCAGGTGCATTTATCATCAAGCCACCCCCGCGATGACGCATTGTATTGGCAAGGTTTTACCGATTTTATTAGATACTGTCGAAAATTTGCAAAACAACACAAGGAACACATAGATGCTGAACAACGAAACAAACAATAATCCAGCTACCGAGAACACTGAGAACACCGAGAACACAGCTGTTGCGCAAGAGCCAAGTTGGTATTGGGATGAGAACACACCAGGCCAAGGTGAGCGTCCAGAATGGTTAAAAGAAAAATACAGCAAAGTAACTGACCAAGCAAAAGCATATATTGAAGCTGAGAAATATATTGGCCAATCTAAAGCCCCAGAGGCATATGATTTAAAAGAATTTGAAGACTATATAGATTTAGAAGCTGAACAAGTAGCAAATCTAACTGCGGTTGCCAAACAGCATAAATTAAGCCAGGAAGCTTTAAATGACATATTGAGCCCGCTAAAGGCATATCACAAATCATTAATTCCTGATATTAACAAAGAAATAGAGAAATTAGGTCCCCATGCTAAAACCAGAATTGAAACTGTAAACACCTGGGCAAGTAATAATTTATCTGAAAAAGCACTTGAAGCAATTGGTAATTTGCCAGAAACTGCTGAAGTTGTAGAGCTTTTAGATGAAATTAGACAGCTTTATGCGCAATCTAGTCGTGTACCAACTGGCAACGAGGGTACAACTGAACATAAGGTTTTAAACGCTGAAGACATTCAGGAAGAAATTAAGCAAAATTATCAGCGTTACAGAACAGATGCTAAATACAGACGCGACTTGCAAGAAAAGCTACATATCGCACTTGGCGATGGCTAAGTTTGACAACTTCGCGATTTAGAGCAAGAATAGAATTAAATCAAGATGGATACTTCTTGAGGCGAACCCCGCCTGGGATACTTCGAACACTCAGAACCCATAGAAGATTATTAGGTTAATTTTTTATATATAGGACATTTAAGGGGACGTTATGAGTTTATCCTTATCCACCGTGCAGCAAACCGAGTTTGATGCAATGGTAAAAGCCGAATATTATTCGCACGGCTTTATTTTACGTGATTGTTGTTACACAAAAAAAGATGTTATCGGTGCAACCGAGCAATTTAGAAAAGTTGGATATGTTACCGCTAATGCGCAATCTTACCAACAAACAGTCTCGATTCAAGACCCGAATTTCCAAGCTATTACCGTAAATTTAACTAAATATGCGGCAGGAACTGCGGTTGATGAAATTCAAGATTTAACAGTTAATTTTTCATCTAAAGAGGAATTAGCAATGTTAGTTGCGCATGCAATTGGCAGACGCTCTGACCAAATTATTATTGATGCAATAAACGGCAGTGCTGGTACCACTATTGCAAATGGCGGTACTAACATGAGTTATGCAAAATTGCGTAATGTTGTGCAGTTATTTGAAGAAAACGCAGTACCAATTGAAATGCGTTATATGGCAATGTCAGGTAACAATTTACGTGCACTGCTTGCTGCTGACCAAATCATTTCTAGATTCTATACATCTAATGATGCAGTAGCGACTGGCACATTAAACAACCGTGATTTACTTGGTATGAACATTAAAATCATCCCAACTATGGTTGAAGGCGGTCTGCCAATTGCTGCTAACATCCGTGAAGCTTACGCTTGGCATTGGCGTTCTGTCGGTATGGCGATTGGTCAAGATATGCGCACTGAAGTAAATTATCTGCCGCGTGAAACCTCATGGTTTATAAACGGTTTATTCTTTGCTGGTGCAGGCGTTATTGACGATCGCGGTGTATTCCAAATCGATTGTGATGAATCAGTAAACCCATAAGGGGGATTAAATGGCTTTTAATGTTCAGTCATTTGTGCCTGTATCATCAAGCGGTAACACGGACATAATCCAATTACCTGACGGGACCTATATCGGAGGTCCCGCTCTTTATACGTATATCACAAATGACACTCTAACTGAGGTTGAAACCTCGGGTTATTTTAATAATCAAGCAGGCATATTAAATGTCTATGACAGAGTTTACGTTAGAGCGTCTGACGGTTCTAGAGATTATTACATAAGCACAGTTTCGTTTAATCCAACCAATGTGGAAATTTTAACCGATGGTATTAGTGGGAATGTGGATGGCCCTGCATCAAGTACAGATAACGCAATAGCTAGATGGGATGGCGCTGGGGGTGATGCACTTCAAAACAGCGGCATTTTAATTGATGATTCAAACGCTGTAAGCGGCATAACTTCATTAGATGTTGATAATATTAATATTAATGGCAATACAGTTATAAGCACTGATACTAACGGCAATATTAATTTAACTCCAAATGGCACTGGTATTAATGTACTTGCCAATGCTCAGGTTACAGCTCTTACAGCATCAAGAGCAGTTGTGACAGATGCGTCTAAAAATTTGACTTCAAGCGCAGTAACTAGTACTGAACTTGGCTACGTGTCTGGGGTTACTAGTGCAATTCAAACTCAATTAAATGCTTTAAGTGGTCAAACTTCACGCGCCATTAATCAAGTAGCTCACGGTCTTAGTGTGGGCAATATTGTTTATATTGACGGCTCAGGTGATTTTCAACCAGCAATAGCTAGTGCCGCAGCTACAGCGGAAGCCATAGGCATTGTTACAGCGGTTGCAGGAGTTGATGATTTTACCTTGCAATTTGGCGGTTATATAAGCGCAGGTCTTTCTGGGTTAACTCCAGGCGCGGTGCAATATTTATCACCATCATCTGCAGGCGACTTAACTGAAACTAAACCAACTACCGCAGGACAGGTAATTAAGCCATTGATTATTGCAGATTCGGCAACCAGTGGGTATTGGACAAATTATCTAGGAGTATTAATTTAATGTCTTCAGCTTTAGAGATTAACAAAAAGATTTCGCAAGATGGCAGTACAGTATATGCCGCATCTAGCGCAGGGTCTGATGATTATGCTATAACGTTAGTGCCTGCAATTGCAGCTTACACGACTGGTCAAATAGTACAATTTGAAGCCGATGTTGCTAACACTGGCGCGTCTACGCTTAATATTAATGGCATTGGCGCAATTGCTATCAAAAAAAATCACGACCAAGATTTAGCAGATAATGATATTGAAGCAGGGCAGATTGTAACTGTTGTGTACGACGGTACTAATTTTCAGATGCAATCGCAGTTGGCTAACGCAACCAGTCTAAGTGCTGCGTCGCAGGCAGAGCAAGAAGCAGCAACAGCAACAAATGTTTATGTATCACCTGGCAGACAGCAGTTTCATCCAAGTGCAATTAAATCTCAATGCTTGGTAACAATTTCAGGTGGTTCCCCTACATTGCAAACTAATTATAATGTTTCATCTATTACAGATAATGGCGTAGGTTTGTTTACTATAAATTTTTCAACTAGTTTTTCATCTGAAAATTATGCAATATCTGGAATAACACAAAGAAACCCAGGGGATGCTAATAATGGAGGATTTATAAGTTTAAATAGAAATATAAGCAGAACTGCAAGTTCATGTTCAATTGCTATAGTTAGCAATGCTGCAAGCGCAGAAGATTTCCCAGTATTTACAGTAATGTTTGCAGGTGACCAATCATGACAAATTTAACCAAAAGAATAAATCCCGAAACTAACCAAGAAGAAACTTATTTAAAAAAAATAGTTTTTACTGATAGTGAAGGAATGGCTAATTTAATTATCCCAAGTAGCAAAGAATCTATAAATAAATTTTTTAACATTGAGATGAATAACACCGAGTATCAAGAACATATAATAAAAGGTGCAATTCCTGAATACATAAACACTTATGAGTTTATAGATGACAAAGACCATCCCGCCGACAGAGAATTTAGAAACGCATGGAAACAAAACGGTAAATCTATAGAATTTGATTTGGATAAGGCTAAAAATATTCAATTAAAAAATATAAGAGATGCACGTAAAATTAAATTAGAAGATTTAGATAAACAAATTAATGGCGCAATTCTAGAAAACAATGCAGCAGAAAAGTCTAGACTAGCCAAAGAACGTCGAGAGCTTTTAGATATAACTGAGCCATTGAAAGCAATGATTCCATCATCTATTGATGATATTAAAACCGCCTTTCCGGACAAGCTTAAGAATTAATCATGACTTTAACAAAACTAGTATCGGATAAAGAATAATGGCAATAGATTACGACAGATATCCTACTTTCTTTGCAGCATCAACAGCGTTTACCCCTGGTGCTACGCCACAAGATGTTTTTACAATTACAGGTAGCGCGACTAAAAATATTCATATATTGCAAATAGCAATATCTACAACTCAAACAACCCCAGGTTACAACGTTTGGTTTTTAGCTAAACGTTCAACTGCTAATAGTGGCGGCACATCATCATCTATAGCCCCTATTGCTGCTAATTCTAATAAAAATTCAGCTACTGCAACAGTTAGACAATACACAGCTAATCCAACCGCAGGCAGCCTATTTGGTAATATTTGGGGTGGATGGGTTCCATCACCTGACAGGGCGCCAGCAAGCGGAGCGGGGGCAGCTTTTGGTGATATAGTTGTAAATTTTGAAGATATATTAGGTGGGCCTGTTACATTAATAGATGAAACAGAAGTATTAAGTTGGAATTTTAACGGAGCAGCACTGCCAACAGGCCTTAGTGTATTAGCTTGGGTAAAATGGGTAGAATCAAGTAAATCATAGGAGTAAAATTAAATGGCTTTAACAATTCAAACATGGTGCAGAGCATCAGCAAGCGCAAACGAACCACTAGACTCAGCTAACAGTCGTGGATGTTTTCGTGAATACAATTATTTTACCGCAGACTCACAAGCAACTGTGTCAGCTAGTGGTTATTTTAATGGTGGCGTTGCATACAGAGGATTATCAAATGATATCGTAACTGGTGACTATGTAAGCGTTTATTCAAGCGCTGATAGTTCATTGCGCAAATATCGATTAACTAACACATCTGGCGTTGTAACTAGCTTATTAGTGCCTGCTGCAGGTTCTAGTGTGCAAGCTAATGTTACATTAACTGCTGCTGAATTTATCGCAGGCTATGCAACTCCAATTCAGGTATTGCCTGCCCCTGGTGCTGGCCTTGCTTACACTAATGTTCGCATGGTAGTTAGACTTAATTACGGCTCAGCTCAGTTTGCTAACGGTGGCGCAGTTGGTCTTCAATACGGAGCAACTGCTAACTTAGGTGGTACTAAAGTCACTGCTACTACTGCGGCCGTGGCAATCAATGCCTTAACTGCTGATTCAGCTTGGGCGGTTATTCCTGTAACTGTTGTGCCTGTTGCTTTAGCTACTGCGGTTAATGCTGCTATTACATTATCTAATGATTCAGGCGCATTTACTGGCGGTACTGGTGCTACATTAGAAGTTGCGGTTTTAGCTGATGTTGTAGAAACTGCTTAATTTAATGGGGGTGAAATATGGCAATGCAAAAAGTGCAAATAATATCATTTGCCTTAAGCTTGCTTGGCAAAAAACCAATTGTATCACTAGATAATCAAAGCGATATAGTTGGAGCTGCCCAGCAGGCTTTTGATTTTTTATTGCCATCTGTTATTAGCAAACATCAATGGCGATTTGCAGTTAAAATTCTGCAATTATCTAAATTGGTAGAAACACCCCCAGTTACTGATTGGAAATATATATTTCAACTGCCAAGTGATTATAAAAAACTAATTAGGTTATACCCGCAAAATTATTTGTATGAGGTATATAATAATTCGGTTTTATACACAAATATTGACGGTCCATTATATATTGAATATCAAATAGAGCCTACCGTATCACAATTGCCCGATTACTTTAATCATTATTTTGCCTACTGTATTGCTGAAGCTTTGGCTTTATCTAATGCGCATAGTGTTAGTTTTTCTAATAAACTGTTTCAAGACAAGGAAGCTTATTTAGCTCAAGCATTAGCGGCAGATGCGCAAAACAGACCAAATCAAGGTATACAATCAATGCCAATGATTACTAATCGCGCTCTAGGATATCCAGGAGCCTATGGCCAACGTTAATGTTATTTTATCTGGCTTTTCATATGGCGAATTAGACCCAAAGCTTGCGGCTCGGGTAGACTTTGCAGGTTATACACGCGGGGTTAAAACTGCCCAGAATGTATTATCAATTCCTCAAGGTGGCTTTCAAAATCGATTTGGTACAAGTTATCGCGTAACTTCAAGTACTACAAATAAAAATTATGCAACCTTAGAATCTTTTACTTATGACGATAAAGCTATTTATAACTTACTGGTTGAAAACAATTCAATTAAAGTTTATTTAGAAAATACTTTAAATGCTACAGTTGTAACAACATACCCCGAAGAAATCGTCAAAGAATTATATTTTATTTTTGTTAATGAACGTGTAATTATTTTGCATCCTAATTATGTACCGCGCCAATTAATTAGAAGCGCAGCGGCTGCTAATGCGATTACGGGGGTGGATGCAACCAATGACTACATTAATATCACCAATGCTTTAACTGCTGGGGTTATTTATCCAGCTACTTTTACGACAGGTGGCACTCTGCCTGTATCTGACCCTAGTATTTTTGTTAACACAACTTATTACATAAGAGCTATTACAGCCACATCAGTTAGAGTTTATGCAACGCCAACCGATGCAGCTAGTGACACAAATTACTTTGATATTACAGCGACAGGAACTGGCAATGTTATTGTGCAAAATAGTTGGGCTATTTCTGATATTCCTTTTTCTATTTATCCGTCTTACGACTTTGACGGGTTTGCCACGTATTCTGCAAGTGGGTTTACTTTTACTGCTAGCGCAACAAGTGGTACTGTCGGCACACCAGTTACCATAACTGCGTCAGGTAATATATTTAGCGCGGCTTATGTTGGCGGGTTATTTGTTGGTAATGGCGGTATTTTAAGAATTACTGGCTATACTAATCCTACGACTATTACGGGTTACACGTATGAAGATTTTACTAATACCTCAGCTTTCCCAGGCAGTGAATCATTTTTAGGTGAGCCTGCTTGGTCAGCCGCTAGAGGTTACCCAAGTTGCGGCACGTTTTTTCAAGAAAGATTATTTTTAGGCGGCTCTCGCTCTATACCCAATGGTGTATGGGGAAGTACTATATTTAGCGTATTTGACTTTGATGATTCACAAAATCTAGATGATAATGCAATTAGTTATTATCCAGCATCTGGTGGTTCTAATGTTATTAAATCAATGCTAGCCTCTAAAACATTATTAATTTTTTCAAATAGCGGCAATTATTCAACTACTTTAACCAGTGACCTACCTTTAACTCCGCAAACGTTTAGCTTGGTTGCGCAAAGCAAAGACGGGGTAAATGATGTTGTACCTGTTGAGATAGACAATCAAATTTTATACGTTGATAAATCAGCTAACAATGTTAAATCTATGGCATGGGACATTGTCCAATCATCATATGTAAATACGAATATATCTTTGCCCTCATCGCATTTAGTCCAAGACCCAATCGATATGGCCGTTTATTCAGAGCCAAATTATACAGATGGCTATTATTTATTAGTTGTTAATGAAGACGGCACTATGGCAATTTATAATTCATTGACTGAACAAGATATTAAAGGCTGGACTAAGGCTAATACTGGAGCGTCAGGATTAGTGCGCGATATTACAGCTAGCGAAAATCGTTGCTGGGTATTAGTTGAGCGTTTGATTAATGGCAATCAAGTATTATATGTTGAAGAAATAGATTTTACCGTTAGAGCAGATAGCGCAGTTACTTATGATTTAACTGCCCCATCTAATACATTAACTGGCCTTTCACACTTAGAAGGTGAAACAGTTCAAGTTTATGGTGATAGCATTTATCAAGGCGCGTTTACTGTATCTAGCGGTCAAATTACTATTGATAATGAAATATCAGAAGGCTTTGCGGGGTTACAGTATATTTGTTTAATTGAGCCATGGCCAATTAATTTAGACACACGCGAAGGTCCAACTTTATATCAGCTAACCCATATTAGGTCTATTCATATACATTATTATGAATCTTTAGGTATGACTTTCCAGGGCTATGATATTCCAACGCAAGAAATGCAACAAGTATTGCTTAATACTCCAGTGCCACCAGCCACGGGCGTTTATGAGTATACTTTAATGGAAGGGTGGGAATCTTTCGAGTACAATATACAGATTAAACAAGAATTACCGCAGCCAATGACGTTGCTTGGTATAGGATATGAGGTGGAATTGCCATGATAGAATTTTTATTAATGGGCGCACAGGCAGCAGGAGCTATTACCGATATAATTGGCAAATCACAAGCTTATAAAACTGAAAAACTCGCAATAGGCATTGAACAAGAACAAATCAAAGCACGCATGGATCAAGAACGCCTAGTATTCCAAGAACAATCCTTAGCTGACCTTAGAAATTTAGAACAGACTCTGGCAAGCCAAAGGGCATTTGCTGCTGCAAGGGGGGTGAATCCTGGCCAAGGCTCAGCATTAATGCAGATGCAGCGTAGTATAACTGAATTTAGAAATGACGAAATAGCGCGTAATCTATCCCAAATGTTTTTAACTCAGCAGAGAAGTACGCAACTTAGAGCTAAAGATTTAGAGCGTAAAAGCGCACGTGATAAATTTAGAATTGGATTATTTAAAACAGCATTTGAAAACATATCAACCATGGGTAGTAGCGGTGGCTTGGGTAGCTTAACATTAAATTAATATGGCAACAGAAATACCAGAATATAAAAGACGCAGACAAATCACCCCCGCCGCAGACACAGTGGGAGCTAAAAGCGCAGTAGCAGGCAGCATTGATGCGTACAATGCGCTATCCGCCTTTGGTGCTACCGTCGCATCTAACGCAGGCCGGGAGCGCATGGCAATGTCAGGCTATGAAGCAGGTTCTAAACCAGGCGCAAAATTAACAGGCGTCGCCGTCACTCCCCTCGATAAAACATATGAGCAAGCATTCTTAGAAAGCTCAAGTCAGACACTAGCCAACAACGCTAACCAATTCTTGAATGAATTAAATCTAACTTTTGCCAAAAACCCTAATCCAACGGCAGGCGATTTAGCAACCTATCAGTCTGAAGCAGCTAAAGGCCTTAGCAGTATAATTGATTCGTCTGACCCTAGAATTAAAAATCAGTTAAAAACCCAATTTAATCGTCAACTTGAATCTAATTTATATAATCAAGCGCAAAAAGTTAACCAAACTGATTTAAATAATTTAAAATCGATTTACGCTGAAGGCACAAGAAATAATTACAATGATATATATAACAATTTCAGAGCTGGGCTTAATGTTAACGCAACCGAAGCATATCAAGCGCAAGTACAGAATTTAGAAGCTAATCGTTATTTAATTGGTGAAAAAGCATATAACGAAGGTATAGAAGCAGCCAAGCTTACGTATTTTGGTGCTAAGCATGAAGCAGAAATGTTAGATATTTATCAAAACCAGGGGCAAGCCGCCGCTAATAAATATCTGCAAGACTTCATGAAAAATAAACAAGTTGGTTTAGATGACGCTGACAAAGAAAATATTCTGCCAAGCTTGTACAACAGATTATCACGCGAACAATCATTAAACAGCTTAAATGATAATTTATTGCTAGAACAGGCTAAGCGTGACGTTATGATGTCACCAAGCAATGTTTTATCTAGTGACCAACTTAGTTATTATCGTGAAAATTTATCCGATTTAGCATTTGAGCGATTGCAAAATTCGCAATTGCAACAATTGCAAGAAAACCAATTAGCAATTGGCGCGGCTAATTTTATGTTAGAAAATGCTGGTAACGCTCTAGCACTATCACAATTAACTGAAAATCAAAAAGATAAAGCTTACGAGTCTATAGTTAACCAACGCGCTGAGCAGCTAGAAAGACCTTTAACTTTAGAGGAAGAACGCGATATAGCTGCATCTTTTGACACGCCTATACCTGCTTTTAACAAAAGATTAAATGCTGCAATTAATTCTATTAATCCTGAAATGGCGCATTTAGGAGCGCAAATTTATAACTCATTGCAAAGCACTAGACCTAGGGTGGATAATGCAGCAGCAACTCGCGCAATGGCTATTGCTAAACAAACAGATGCAGGAGCAAGTCCATTAGATGCATATAAATATGTGTCTGAAAAAATGGACGGCGTAACTCCAACTGAGCAACAAGCGCGCAAGGCAATGTTTAATAGTTATTTAAAAGACTATAAAATAACTGATGGCAGGTATGAGAAGCAAAGGGAGTTTGTAGCTAAAAAACTAGGTTTCCCAACTGAAATGATGACAGGTAGCGCGCAATCTAGATTTATGAATGCTTTTGAGCGTGAATATGTTAGAGCTAATGATATAGATGTAGCTATAGAGCGTGCAACTGAGGAAGTATTAAGAACTACTAGCATATCAAATGCCAATGGCATTCCAACTGTAATGGATTATGCGCCTGATAAAGTCGCGCCACTTGAAGTAGTTCAAGAGCAAATGCAAGCATCTTTAGATGATTATTTAGGTAATTTAAAATCTAGATTTAATGAAGATGATGCAATTGGGTTTTATTATGAAAAGGCAGAGCCTGCTAGTATAGATGAACAAACTAGATTGCAGTTTGGTTTAGATGAAGAATTAGCAGTTCAAGAATATCAAGCCGCTCAAAATGAACGCAATAAATTCAAATATCATCGAATTAATCGCAATGGTGACAAAGTTACAGGTTATTTAATGATTCGCGCAGATGAGCAGACTGAAAGACGCGAGACACAAGAAATTATAAATAAAAACGGACAAAGAATAAATAAAGTCACCCCCCAGTCATATTCATGGATATTTGTGCCAGAAGATTTTAGCAACATATCTTTATTAACTGATGTTCGCGATTTTTCAAATGCTAGATTTTATTTTAAATATGATGAATATGTAGATGAGCAAAGACAGTTAAATCAAGAGAAAATGCAAGCTGCTAAAAGATTTACTGACTTAAGACGCGATACGTTAAATCAAATCAATAACAAATACTATTGGTTTAACCCGATTAAATGGGGTCAATTTTTAGACGTATATTTCTACCCTGAACGTTTCTTTAGCTCAAAGGATATACCTAATGACTGATGAAACCAAAGATTTTGACCAACAGGTTGAAAAAAACACTGGAATTAATCCGACTCCAACACTAAATTTTTACCCTGATTTAGTGCTTCCCAATCAGAAACCACTTGGATTAATTCCAGCCTCTATTTATAGACCACAGTATAAAAAACCTCCTACATTTGGCGAGACAGCAGCCGCAGCATTCCGTGAAGCAAACCCAGTTTATAATGCGGCTAAACTTGCAATTGGCTTATTTCGAGATAGGCTAACAGTTGAGGAAGGGTTTGACCCAATTGCCGAAGGATTGCTTGATGATGTACCACCTGAGTATTACAGTACAATATTGCAATATGGTAATAGATTTGATGCATCCGAGGCGCGTAAAAATGTATTGCAGGAAATAGAAGATAAGCAAACATTAGAAAACTCTGGGTTTATTGCGCGTAATGTATCTTATTTTGGCGCAAACATTGCCGACCCAACTAATTTTATTCCGCTTACCGTCATGGCTAAATATGCCAATGTTTCCAAAGGCGCATGGATGGGGGCGATTGACACAGCTAAAACCATGGGGCCATTTTTTGCCATTCAAAATGCTGTTATTTATGGCGCCAAAGAAACTGAAGGCGTAGAAGAATGGGCAACCCAAACACTTATTGATTCATTTTTTGCGGCCTCTTTTGGGGGTGCTTTAGGCGCATATGCATCACGAAATTTAATTAAAAACACAGCTAATGCTAAAGCTTTTTTTAAAGCAATGCATAATGATGTCGATATCAAAATGCAGATAGATAAAAGCGGCAAGTTTATTAAAAACAAAGCTGTGCCTATCCCAGGCTCTAATGTATCGGCCGCTACAGTTAATGAAATTCAACAAATACTAGATTCAGGCACTGTATCTTTTAAAGACTCTAAAACAATTAAAAATGTATTTGGCTCAGCAAGTCCAATTGTTAGAGGTGTTACTTCAGAATTTGAAACCGTGCAAAAACTAGTATCTGAGTTATACCCGCATACATTTGAATTAGCTGGCGGTAATCCTGATTTAATTCCAAACAATGCCGCGGCTACTGTAGTTAAATATTGGCGCGGATTAAATGAATCAGTATTAATTGATATACGCCAAGATTGGATGGACTCATTAGGATTAAGCGGGCCATTTAAAGGAACTCAGGCAGCTATTGGCTCTTGGTCTGGTAAGTTTCAAAGTTATGAACAGTATTCAGAAGCTGTGGCTAAATCATTTAGGCGTGGTTTCATTCCTATTGATGGCAATGAAATGGTAGCTAAATCAGCTAAAAAAATTGAAGAAAAAGTATTTAAGCCATTACTTAAAGAAATTAAACGTATCTACCCTGATTTTAAAGAAACGCAATTTACTAATATAAATAATTATTTAATGCGTATTTATAATAAATCTAAAATATTAACTGACCCTGAAGGATTTATTAATACATTAGTTAATGAATTTACCAAAACTAATGAAAAAATCAAAGTAATAAGACAGCCAATAGATAACCTTAATGTGCAATTAAAACAAACTCGTGCATATATAAAAGAACTGGAAAATCAAGCAGTTAGACCACGCGCAAAACGAGTTAGTGAAACTGAAAAAGAATTAAAGAAAATTAATGAGCAAATAGCCGCAGAGCAAACTAAAGCTAATAGTTTATTTGGGGGTGATAGCGCGCAAAAACGTGATTATCTAGACAGGGTATTAAATCCATTAACCGCCAAAGCTAAGCAATTAGAAGATGTTTTACGTAAATTTGATACTAAAGAAATAAAACAATTTAGACAAGAATTATCACAGGCTAAAGAATCACGCAAAAACATTAAAGAGCAAATTTTAATTGAGCAGCGTAAAATCAATAAAATGATTGAGGATGGCGAAGTTGGGTTAGATATGCTGGATGGTAAACCTAACCTCACCCCCGAACAAATAAAACAAATTCGAGAAATAAACAAGCCTATTAGCGAGCTTGAAGCAGAGATTAAAGCAGCTAAAGACTCAAAAACTAAAGCTAAGCTTAAAGAAAAATTAAAACAAGAAAAAGCTAAATTAGAAAATAAAATTCTAAAAGGCGAAATTCCAGAGAATTTATATTATTACACAGCTAAAGGGGCTAAATTATATAATCCTGATGCTATGCCTAACTTGCGAAAGGTGAGAGATAAACAAGAGATATTAAATAGCGCACAAGCAACACGTGATACAATATTGCAATTAAACCCTGAGCAACTAACCGCAGAGACATTTGACCAGGTAATATCTGGTGGTAACAATCCATTTAAAGCTAGAACACTACTAGTTAATGATGCGGCTATAGAAAATTATTTAGTTAATGATATTGAAGCTTTATCTAGTATTTACACGTCAAAAGTATCTAAACGCATATATTTAGATGACGTATTAAAACGTTATGGTTCAAATGCAACAGAAGGGATGGATGGTATTAATCGCTTTCTAAATGCTGAATATAAAGCCAAAGAGGCAGAAATATTAAAACAAAAGCCTAGTGATGCCAGAGCTAAAGAATTAAAGCGTTTAAAGAAATCATTAGATGACAATGTTAAATATCTTGGTGATATGTATAAGACCTATCAAGGCACTTATGCTGACCGTGATAGTGGTCTGGCTCGAACTGCTGATAGCGTAAAAGAATTAAGCGTTTGGACAATGCTTGGTAATGTACCAATTTTGATGTTAACTGAATTTGCAACGCCACTATTTAATTACACATTTAATAGTTACATTAAGGATGGATTGGTTAACAGCGTTAAAAGATTATCTAAGTTTTCTAAAAGCACAGATTCTGCTTATAGCCGCGGGTTATTCTCTGATGCCGCATTATGCACAAATAGATTTATTGGTAACAAGTTTCAAGCATTAATGGGGTTTGGTAGTGAATATAATTACACCCCCAAAACAGGCATTGAGAAAACCATAGATTATTTGGCCGCCTTTTCGCAAAACGTTAGTGGTGCAAACTATATCATGGATTTCCAAGAGTTTATGAGTGCATCCATGGCTGATACTGGCTTGATGAAAATCATATTAAAGTATAATCGCGGTGAAAAACTATTAAAGCAAGAAGTAGCCAAATTAGACGCAGCTAGAATAAATCCTAAAATTTGGGGTGAGAGAATAGAAACGCAGTTTAGACGTTATGGCGACACTGAAGATATTTTTAGTAATTTTCATGCATGGGATGATATTGATGCCAAAAGACAGTTTGCAATTGGGATTAATACAGATGTGCGTAAATCTATATTATTACCTGATGCTTTTAGTAAACCACTTAGCTTGCAAAATCCTGTGCCATCATTGCTGGGTCAATTTTTATCTTATGTTTTTGAAGCATCTAACAAGTTTACTATCCCAGCATTAACCAGCCCTGATTCTAATAAATTTATTGGCGCGTTATCTATGATGGCAATTTCATCAATGATAGGACCACTTAGACAATTATCTAGAGGCGAAGAACCAGATTTAGACACAGGCACGCTAATTAATGAAGCGATAACTAATTCAGCGTTGCTTGGCTGGCATTATGATTTGGGCATGAAAGCCAATGCTTATTTAGATTTACCGTTTTTAAGGCCGTTGCAACCTGATAGATTTAAACGTAAATCTGGGGGTGCATTGTCGCTTGGTCCAGCTAGTGGATTATTAGATATGGCTTATAGCTTTACTAGT